CCAATCGGTAAAAGCAACCACCGCAGGGATAAAAGGTCTTGACCTTGCGCTAAAGACCGCTGCGTTTGGTATTGCTATCTTGGTAATTCAAGAGGCAATTAAGCTATATGACCAACTTGTTGTAAGTGAAGAAGAAGAAGCGGAGGCATTAACGGCAGCTACTGCGGCAAGGGAAAATTACAATAAAGCTATAATTGCAGGAGCAGAAGCTATTGACAAGGATAGAAAAGCCCGCGATGGTGGTGTTAATTCGATAAGGCGTGAGATAGCGGAGCTTGAAGCATCGGGTGCTACCGCAGAAGAAATTTTCCAAAAGAAGAAAAACCTAAACGCTCAAGAAAGATTAGACCTTATCACAAAGCTCGAAGCCGTAAGAGGCCAAGCTGAAGCTGAAAAGGATGTTCGGCAGTCTCTACTTGATAATGCATCTGCTAATCGTGCGCTTGATTTGGCGGAAGACAAACGGGTTCGGGACTTAAAAGCAGCAAATGCAACAAAGGCAAAAGCCGATAGGGAGCGAGAACGGCAGGAGGAGTTCGACCGCCTCAACGCAATCATCGTAAGTAACAACTATTGGGCCGATGAACTAGCGAAGGCCACAGAAAAAGGCAATGAAGCAGTCCGTGCTAGGGGTCAATTTAGCATTCAACAGTTGGAGTTCTATCAAAACCAACTTGAAGAAATAAATGATGAAGAAGCTTGGTTGCTTGAAGAACGCCGAATCAGAACTGAAAAAGCAAATAGGGCTGAAACCGAAGCGGCAGATAAAGCCAATAAAGATAGATTAGACCGAGAGAAGGATTTTCGCCAAAGTCTATTTGACCTCACTACGGAGTCCGCTCTTGGCACTATTAGCGCACTTAAAGACCTTAATAGTATTTATGACGAAGACAGTAAGGAAGCATCGGAGAAAGCATTTAATAGAAGCAAAGCGTTGAACATTGCTGAAGCAATTATCTCTACAATTTCATCTGCTCAAAAGGCATATCAATCTCAGTTTTCTCCCATCCCCACAGTCGATTCACCCGTGCGCGGAAATATCGCCGCAGCCATTGCAGTAGCGGGTGGCCTCGCTCGTGTTGCAGCAATAAAGGCGCAAAAGTTTAGTTTTACTGAAAAAAGTCCTTCAAGCGCATCAATACCTTCAGGTGGCGGCGGAAGTGTTCCCGCACCTCAATTTAACATCGTAGGTCAGAGTGGCACCAACCAACTTGCACAAGGTATAGGCGCACAATTCGACCAACCTGTTCGTGCATACGTTGTAGGGCAGGATGTAACGACCTCACAACAACTACAACGCCAAAGAGTAAGAACCGCAACATTCGGATGATGAAACTAATTGAACTAATACTTGATGAATCAATGCTGCTAACTGGCATTGATGCAATCTCCCTTGTAGAATACCCTGCGATTGAGGAGGACTTTATTGCGCTAAATGCGCAGCGCATAGAGTTCGCCACCCAGAGCGATGAGAAGCGCATCCTTATGGGAGCAGCACTCGTACCCAACAAACCCATCTACCGAGCAGAAGGCGAGGAGGAGTTCTATGTGTACTTCAGCGAAGCCACCATCCGCAAAGCAAGTGAGATGTTCTTTCAGAAGTCCAAGCAGAACAACGCTACGCTTGAACACGAAGTAGGCATCAACGGATTGACGGTTGTAGAGTCTTGGATTATTGAGGATGAGGTACACGACAAGAGCAAGAAGTACGGCTTTGATTTGCCCGTAGGCACTTGGATGGTATCTATGAAAGTCAACAACCCCGAGATTTGGACAAACTTTGTCAAGACAGGGAAGGTCAAAGGCTTCTCTATTGAGGGGTACTTCGTGGACAAGCTAAACCTTGCCAAGCAAGAGATGGCACACCTTGAGGAGCAGGAAGCAGCGTTGATGCTATCGCAGATTGTCGCTATCATCAAAAGAGACGGGCGCAAGAAGTCGGGGTCTCGTATTGAGATGGAATCCTACTCGGACTATCCACAAGCCGTAAGCAACAACGCCAAGCGTGGCATTGAACTAAACGAGAAGAACGGCAACAAGTGTGCAACGAGTGTGGGCAAAATTCGTGCAGCCACCCTCGCAGCCAAACGCCCTGTGAGCGTAGAGACAATCACACGGATGTACTCATACCTATCAAGAGCCGAGACATACTACGATGAAAGCAATAGCGAAGCCTGCGGCACAATATCGTTCCTGCTATGGGGCGGTCTTGCAGGCAAGCGTTGGGCAGAATCCAAACTAAAGGAACTTGGCAAGATAGAGCTTAAAGAAGGCGTACCTCACTACACCGCAGACGGCAAACTCTATGAAGGGCTAACCCACACGCACGATGGCAGGCTTATGACAGGCGCAGAGCATACCGAAGATAGCGAATACCTATACCATAAAGAAGACCTAAAGAATGTATAGACCTCAAAAACTCCCGATAGCATCACCGAGAGGTGGTAGGCGTGGATGCTTATGCAAAGACAACACTTACAAGTCCACCTGCTGCGATGGCTCTCTTGCTGCGCAGGGCATTGGTGCTTTGGTCGGTCAAGGCGCAAGCGTTGTTATACTTGGCGAGGAGTGGCAGACCATCAACACGCTATGGGAGTCCACAAATACACTATGGCAAGACCTATAAAAATGTTACAAATAACCAAAACCCTTTTAATTAGTTAGTATGAAAGCAAATTCCATTCTAAATAGAATCCTTGCCGAACTCGCAACCGTAAGGAATGTAAGTTTAGCAACAATGAACCTTGAGAACGGAGCCGTTCTTGAGGCTGAAGCCTTTGAAGCAGGCAATGAAGTCTTTGTCGTAAGTGGCGATGACCGCGTTGCTGCTCCAGTTGGAGAACACCTACTTGAGGATGGTCGCATCCTTATCGTAGTAGAAGAAGGTATGATTGCCGAAATCAAAGCAGACGCTGCGGTTGAAGTAGAGATGCAATCTGAAGAAGCTACGGAAGTAGCAGTAGAAGTGGCTGAAGAAGCAGTAGCAGAGGTTGCCCAAGAGGTAATCGCAGTTATTGAGGTTGCAGTTGCTGAAGCCATCGCTCCCCTTGTTGAGGAGATTCAGAGCGAGATGAAAAAAGTAAAAGAGGAGATGGAGAAGTACAAGAAGGAGATGTCTGCGGTTAAAGCAGAACTATCTGCCGCACCTGCTGCGAAAGCCATCAAGCACAACCCCGAAACAAAGCAAGTTCAAAAGATGAGTTCTAACCGCCCCGAAAGAGCGATAGACCGAGTCCTTGCACGAATGAATAGTTAATAAATAAAAAAATGGCTACAACCACTTCAATCACCACAAACTACGCAGGAGCGTTTGCGAGCAAGTACATCTCTGCCGCATTACTTTCTGCTAACACGCTTGACAAGGGACTCATCGAGATTCTTCCAAACGTAAACTTCAAAACCACCCTTCAGAAGGTCAATACCGATGACATCGTTAAAGACGCCACGTGTGACTTTACTGCTACCTCTACCTTGACTCTTACTGACCGAGTTCTTGAAGTAGAGCCTTTCCAAGTAAACCTTCAGCTTTGCAAGAAGGACTACTACGATTCTTGGATTGGTGGGCAAATGGGCTTCTCTGCTTACGATAGCATCCCTGCTTCGTTCGCTGACTTCCTTATCGCTCACGTTGCTGCAAAGACTTCACAAAAGATTGAGCAGAACATTTGGAACGGAACTGCCGCAAGTGCAGGTGAGTTTAGCGGATTCCTTTCATTGATGACTGCTGACGCTGACGTTGTTGACGTAACTGCTACCACCGTGACTGCTGCAAACGTAATCGAAGAGCTTGGTAAAGTTGTAGATGCCATTCCTTCAGCACTTTACGGCAAGGAAGACCTCCAAATCTTCGTCCCACAAGGGGTAGCAAAGGCTTACGTACGTTCGCTCGGCGGTTTCGGTACATCAGGTCTTGGTGCTAATGGTGTTGACAACAAAGGCACTATGTGGTACGGCAACGGAGATTTGTTCTTCGATGGCATCAAGGTTGTTATGTGTAACGGTCTTCCTTCTAACAAGATGGTAGCTGCTCAAGCAAGCAATATGTTCTTCGGAACAGGGCTTCTGAACGAGCGCAACGAGGTTCGTGTACTTGATATGGCCGACCTCGATGGCTCAGACAACATCCGTGTTATCCTACGCTTCTTCGCAGGAGTTCAGTACGGTATCGGTTCAGACGTAGTTCTCTACTCTTAATCCGAGCTAATGTAAATCAAGAGGGGGCTTGGGCTATGTCCTCGCCCTCTTTTTTAATTCTAATAAAACAAAAATAAAATGGCTTGTGATTTAACAAAAGGTCGAGCGGTACCTTGTAAAGACGTTGTCGGAGGGATTTACAAGATTACGTTCATCAACTACGAAGACCTTGATGCAAGTGATATCGCTTTCAGTAGCGATGAAATCACGGACATCAGTGCAACTTTTACCGCTTACGTGTACGAGGTAAAAGGTAATAGCTCTTTTGAGCAGTCGTTCAACTCAAGCCGTGAGAATGGTACTACCTTCTTCACGCAGACGTTGAACCTTACTTTGCCAAAGCTTTCTAAAGAAGACAACAAAGAATTGAAGTTGATGGCCTATGGTCGACCCAAAGTGGTTGTACAGGACAACAACGGAAATGCCTTTATGATGGGTGTCAACTACGGAGCAGAGGTAACAGGTGGAACTATTGTGACAGGTGCAGCTATGGGTGACCTTTCAGGCTACACTTTGACTTTGGAGGCACAGGAGCAACTGCCTGCTAACTTCATCGCAGGTGCTACTAACGCAGACCCTTTTGCAAATTTGACAAGTTCTAACATCACTCTTGACCCAAACTAATTTATTTAGTATATTTTCTTTAGCAATTTTTAAGAGTGCTAAAATGTTAAGGGGGCGTAAGCCCCTTTTCTATTTTCAAACAAATCCAAAGTAAAAGGTTATTTATTTAAGATGCATATCCTTCAAGTATCAGCCTCGCCACAAGCCATAGTAATCATACCACGCACGTTCCCTGCGAGTGTTACGATTGCGCTGATTGATGAATCAACAAACACCACCGCAACACCTGCGGTCACGATAGTCTCTGCTGATGGTTTTATGACCCTTACAGGCACGTTCACCCTTGTGGTGAACCGCTTCTATGGCTTGAAGGTTTTTAATTCGGGAAATCTAATATACAGGGACAGGGTCTTTGTAACTTCGCAAACAGACTATGAGAAATTTACGGTGAACGAAAACGTCTACACCGAAGAAACAAGCTATGACAATGAGTACATCATCATCTAAAGTCCACGTTGTGAACTTCAGTTCCTACACCACGCCTGTCGTAAAAGAGGTGCAAGGGAAGGACTATGTAGAATACGGAGAGGACAACGACTACTTCGGGTATTTAATTGACCGCTACAACGGCTCACCCACCAATAACGCCATCCTCAACTCTTTGATGGATATGACCTTTGGCAAGGGCTTGGATGCAACGGACTCTGCCAAGAAGCCGAGCGAGTACGCAGCGATGCGTGGCTTGTTTACAAAGTCGTGCTTGCAGAAGGTCGTAGCGGATTACGTGATGATGGGGCAATGCTCTATGCAGGTTGTGTACTCCCAAGACCACAATATGATTGTAGAGGTGCAACACATCCCCGTAGAGACGTTGAGAGCCGCAAGGGCGAACGAAGATGGCGACGTTGAGGCTTACTACTACGCAAAGGATTGGAATGCGGTGAGCAGCAGAAAAGAAACTGCGGTACGCATCCCTGCATTTGGCACAAGCCGTGAGGGTTTGGAGATTCTATACATCAAGCCATATAGGGCAGGATATTACTACTATGCGCCTGTTGACTATCAAGGTGGCTTGCCTTATGCAGAACTTGAGGAGGAGATTGCAAACTACCACATCAACAACATCCAGAATGGCCTTGCGCCTTCTATGCTTATCAACTTCAATAACGGAGTACCAAGCGAAGAAGAACGCAGGAGCATTGAGCAGCAGATTGCCACGAAGTTCAGCGGTAGTTCAAACTCGGGCAAATTTATCCTTGCGTTTAACGATAACAAAGACCTTGCTGCAACGGTTGACCCCGTTCAGTTGTCGGATGCTGCGGAGCAGTACCAATTCTTGAGTGCTGAAGCAACGCAGAAACTAATGGTGGCGCATCGTATTGTCAGCCCTATGCTATTGGGAATTAAGGACAACACAGGCTTTGGCAACAATGCCGATGAATTAATGACTGCCTCTGTTCTTTTAGACAACATTGTCATCCGACCCAAGCAGGAGATTATCCTTGACGGCATAGACCAAATCCTTGCCTACAACGACATTAGCCTAAACCTTTATTTCAAAACCCTTCAGCCTTTGGAGTTCACCGAAACGGAGATACAAGATGCGGAGGTCATTGAAGAATCAACAGGCGTTAAAACAGACGGTCTTGCCCCTATTGAGGTAAGTGAAGCCAACGAGGAGCTAATCCAAAAGGAGGCATCATACAACGGAGCGCAGATTGCAAGCTCTTTGCAGATTATGCAGAGCGTAAAGGATGGCGTTCTAACGGTTGACCAAGCAATCACGTTCTTGGTGCAGATGCTTCAGTTTGACCCGCAGGTTGCAAACGCCCTCTTTAAGGGCAACTCCTCTGCTATTATTTCGCAGATGAAGTCGCACAAGTTCAAGAGCGAGGTACCCGAATTCTCCAAAGAAGATGAGCATAAGTGGATAGATGCTCTGCGGGGAAAGGGTGAGGTCGTTGATTTAGAAGAATGGGAACTCATCAGCGATGAGGTAGTCAACGACCCCGACAATGAGGACACCCACCTCGCCACGCAGTACAACTTTGCCGTAGAGGACTTCAGTAACTCGGAATCCAAGAGCGGCTTTGATAGCGGACTTTACAAGATACGCTATGCTTACACCCGTAACATCAGCAGCAACTCTCGCGAGTTCTGCCGTGAGATGGTGGGAGCAGCAAACGGAGGAACAGTATTCCGCAAGGAGGACATAGATATGATGAGCTTTAGCGGTGAGAATGGTCAGTTCGCTCCCGAAGGACAGAGCGTGTACTCTATCTGGAAGTGGAAGGGTGGAGCGTTCTGCCACCACGCTTGGAGGCGGTTGGTTTACTTCCGCAAGCGGCAGGGTGGCAAGTTCCTACCCAACGAAGGTCTGGAGAATGATAAGCTCGTAAGCACCGAGCAGGCAATCAAAGAAGGAGTGCCTACCAGTAAGCTCGTTCCTAACGGATGGGATGCGGCTCAAACACGACCTATTGACACGCCATCAAGAGGCTCATTAAAATACAGATAAGAAATGGCAACGGCATTATTTATTAAGAGAGAGGACTTGGTTCGCAACACCGCGATTGGCGGTAACGTGGACACGGACAAGTTTATTCAG